TTTGAACTCTATGATTTCCAAGAAGATATTGTAAACACAATACACAACGACAGGTTCACTATCTGTAAGTTGCCTCGACAGTCTGGTAAATCTACCACACTTGTATCATATGTGTTACACTATATCCTATTCAATCCAAACATGAATGTTGCAATTCTCGCTAACAAAGCTGCGACTGCAAGAGATATTCTTGGACGTTTGCAACTTGCATATGAGAACCTACCCAAGTGGTTACAACAAGGAGTTGTGTCTTGGAACAAGGGTTCAGTGGACTTAGAGAACGGTTCTCGTGTTGTAGCATCATCTACATCATCATCTGCTGTTCGTGGTGGTTCTTACAATATGCTGTTCCTAGACGAGTTTGCATTCGTTCCACAGAATGTTGCAGAGGACTTCTTTAGTTCGGTATACCCAACAATATCATCTGGTAAGTCTACTAAAGTTGTTATCGTATCAACTCCAAATGGTATGAACATGTTCTACAAGTTGTGGATTGATGCAGAGAATAAACGCAACTCATATAATATCGTAGATGTTCATTGGAGTCAAGTGCCTGGCAGAGATGACAAGTGGCGTGAAGAGACTATTGCGAACACATCCTTAGAACAATTTCAACGAGAGTTTGAGTGTGAGTTCTTAGGTTCTGCAAACACACTAATACACCCTGCTAAGATTAAAACGATGGCTTTCCACAACCCTATACAATCAAATGCTGGGTTGGACATGCATGAACGTCCAGAACCAAATAACACATACGTTATTATTGCAGATGTTGCTAGGGGTACGAGTAATGATTACTCTGCTTTTATCGTATTTGACGTAACAACAGTACCCTATAAGATTGTTGCAAAGTACCGTAATAACGAGATTAAACCACTACTATACCCTAACATCATTTACGATGTTGCTAACGCTTATAATCAAGCTTACGTCTTAGTTGAGGTAAATGATATCGGCGAACAAGTTGCTTCTGCTCTACAGTTTGACTTAGAGTATGAGAACCTTATTATGGCAAGCATGCGAGGTCGAGCGGGACAAGTCGTTGGGGGTGGCTTCAGTGGTGGTAAAGCGCAGTTGGGGGTAAGAACAACAAAGGCCGTCAAAAAGATGGGTTGTTCTAATATTAAACAAATTATTGAATCAGACAAACTTATTGTCAATGATTATGAACTAATCAACGAGTGGTCTACCTTTATATTGAAAGGACAGTCCTACGAAGCAGAAGATGGACATTCAGATGACTTAGCAATGTGTTGTGTTATATTCGGATGGTTGGTACAACAAACATATTTCAAAGAGTTGACAGACGATGATATTCGTGCTAGAATGTATTCAGAACAACAGAATCAACTAGAACAGGACATGGCTCCATTTGGATTTATGGACGATGGATTACAGTCTCCATATGGAGAAACCATTATAGATGAGTATGGTACACGCTGGAGTCCAGTGGTGCGTAGTTATGACTCAGATTGGTAGAGATATCAAAAACCCTACATAATATCAATAATATCGTTTTCTAGTTTAAGGAAACAGTTTGCACAGACTACCTTGGACATGTTGATTAGACCTCTAACCTCAGTCCTAGACTCTTCGTTCAAGCCTTTTCTTTTGGTTAGTCTACGAATATCCTTCTCGTGAGGATAAAACTGGAGACAGGCGGTTTCAGATTCACCACAGTAATGACAGGACTTTTCCCCAAGATATTCATTAACCCATATCTTGCGAGCCCTATAATTGCGTTGTGATACCCTTTTAATGGTATCTTTGTATTTCTGATAGTGTTCCGACATAGTATTATTTATGTGCCGCAGAACCTATAAAAGACAAAAGTGTAGACTTGGTTTTTTATAAATATATTCGTAAGTTTGAAAATAACTAAATTATTGAATAATCCACAAAGGAGAAAAAAGAGATGGCATTTCAAGTATCACCTGGCGTACTCGTAAAAGAGGTTGATCTGACTAATGTTGTTCCAGCTCTCGCAACATCAATTGGTGGCGTTGCCATCGTGGCCGAAAATGGCCCGATGGATCAAATCATACCAGTTGGAAGTGAGAAGGAACTCGTTCAGTTCTTCGGTAAACCAAATTCAAGTAACTTTGAAACATGGTTCACTGCCGCTAACTTTCTAGACTACGGTAATGCACTTCGTGTTGTTCGTGTGAACAACGGAGCACGTAACGCTGTAGCAAACGGTGGTGCCACAATCGGAACTTTCAGCGGAAATGGATCAACTACAGCATTTACAATGTCGAATGCGGTATCTGATGCAGACCTATTAGAAGTAACAATTGCAGGCGTCAAAACAACTAACTTTACAGTCAATGGTTCGACTACAATTACATTTGGTTCAGCACCCGCTTCTGGTTCAAATAACGTAGTAGTTAAACTAGGACTTAAAATAACAAACGACCAATTCTATGACGATAACTATGCAGATGGTTCTGGTTCAGTAGGTTCTTGGGCTTCCAAGTATCCAGGCGCATGGGGTAACGCACTTGGTGTATCTGTTTGTGCTTCTGCTGAAGCATACGAACAAACTATGCCTGCTGACAACAAGATTAATGGTGCAAAAGCTGCTGGTGTTACAATAGTTACTGTTGATGACGGTTCAGAGTTTTCTGTAGGCGATATCCTGTTCTTCCAAGAAGAATCAGGCGCTCAGTATGAAGTTACTGCGATTAGTAGTCACAACCTTACTATTCGTCAACTAGACAATCCAAATGGTGGCGGTTTACTTTCTGCAATTGCAGATGATACAGTTATCCGTAGACGTTGGAGATTCTATGACTTGTTCGATTCTGCGCCAGGCACATCTGCTTGGGCTGTTTCACAAGGACTATCTACTGCTGAAGACGAACTTCACGTTGTAGTATATGACACAACTGGTGCAATCACTGGTTACGACATTGATGTTGCTGGAAACAGAGGTAACGCTGTTATCGAAACACACGCATTCTTGTCAAAGCATCCAAATGCTAAAACACCACAAGGTGGAACTAACTTCTATCCAAATAAAGTAAATGTAAGTTCTACTCACATTTGGTGGATGGATCACCCTGCTACTGGCGCAACAGATTGGGGTACTGCCCTTACATCTGCTGGTACTGATAAAGTGTTTGATGCTCAACATCTTCCACACGTTGACACATTGTCAATCGGACAAGATGATTTTGCTGCATCTGTAGGTGAACTAACAGCTGCTTATGACCAGTTTGCTGATACTGAAACAGTTGATGTTAACCTCATAATGGCAGGATCAACTCCTGCTGGTACAGACGGAACTGCACACGCTGTTGCAATTATCGACCTTGCAGAGTCAAGAAAAGATATGGTTGCATTCATCTCCCCTCGTAGGGCAGATGTTGTTGGTGTAACTTCTGGTGCTACACAAACTGCAAACGTCAAAGGTTTCTTTGATGGACTTGCTAGTTCCTCATATGCAGTATTCGATTCTGGATACAAGTATATGTACGACAAGTACTCAGACGTATATCGCTTCGTTCCTTTGAACGGTGATATGGCTGGACTTGCTGCGAACACAGATAATGTTGCTGACCCTTGGTTCTCACCAGCTGGTTACAACAGAGGACAGGTTCGTGGTGCAGTTAAACTTGCATACAACCCAACTAAACCACAAAGAGATATTCTTTATCCTGCTCGTGTCAATCCAATTGTCACATTCCCAGGCCAAGGTACAGTTCTCTTTGGTGACAAAACTGCGTTGTCTAGACCAAGTGCATTCGATAGGATTAACGTCCGTAGATTGTTCCTTGTTCTTGAGAAGTCAATCGCTACTGCTGCAAAGTATCAGTTGTTTGAATTCAACGATGCATTCACACAGGCTCAGTTCAGAAATATGGTTGAACCATTCTTGCGTGATGTACAGGGACGTAGAGGTATTACAGACTTCTCAGTAGTCTGTGATGAAAGAAATAACACAGGTGAAGTTATTGATAGAAACGAGTTTGTTGCAGATATCTACATCAAACCTGCTCGCTCAATTAACTTTATCACACTAAGCTTTATTGCCGTAAGAACTGGCGTATCGTTTAGTGAGGTAGGCGGTTAAGGAGAAAAACAATGACAACAGCAAATATTAATGACTTCAAAGCGAACATCGCCGGTGGCGGTGCTCGTGCTAACCAGTTCAGAGTATTTTTGAATACTCCGTCAATTGCAACAGGTTTGCAGCCTGCGGGCGACTCTTTCTTGATTAAGGCATCAAGTTTGCCAGGACAAACAATTACAGAAGTTCCTATTCCTTTTAGGGGTAGAACTTTGTATCTTGCTGGTGACAGAGAGTTCGAAACGTGGA